GGCGCTGGGCAAGGAGTTCGTGAAGCTGGATGCAGACGAACACGGCTGCCTTGTTCTGGCAAAGGACATTTGGACGAAAATGCCGTTCCGTGAAGGTGACGACCCAGAATGCCCCAACGATCTGCGCCGGAGCGAGATTATGCCATATCTGGGTAACTGCTTGGCAGAGTTTACAAAGAACGGCACTCCGCTGAGTACATTCATTCCGCTCAGAATCGACCTTCAGGACACGACCGGCCAGAACGAATACGGAATCTTTGAAGTGAGGATTGGCCTGTTGACCCTGCGCGGGTACGGAAAATATTGGCGGCTGATCCCGAAGGTAGATGCGCCGTGGTGGTTGGCAACGCCTTACGGTACGCCGAATTGCTCTCCGAACACCAGCGGTAGCAACCTCGTCTGGTACGTCGACGCCGATGGCTCCGGCGACAACGGCTGGTACGGCGACTCCTATGGTGTTCGCCCCGTTTTGTGCTTTTCCTCTGCACTCTTGGTCTCTGTCGAGGACGAAAGAGAGGCCGGGTTTTCTCTTGCAAATGTTCCGCTGGATGATCTGCTGGCTGAGATCAAGAGCCGGACGGAGGGTTGACC